TTTCTTGCTTATGAATATTAAATTTTTGGGTGTTATTACATTATTTCTTGGACTTATCAATCCTGTGGCTGCCATGCCATTCGATCCATTGATTGGAACATGNAGAGTTATTGATGATCGTACAGGTTATTACGTTTCTGAAATTGTGATTCGTAAGAACTCTAAAACCCAACAATATAGTGCTGTGGTTACTAAAAGCCGACAAGCACCTGGTGTGGAGAATCCAGATGTATGTGGTAAATGCCAAGGTGTATTAAAGGATCAGCCAATTTTTGGTATGGAAGTACTGAAGGGCATGGTAAGTAGCAGTACTACTCAATTTAATAAGGGTGTATGGCTTAACACACAAGATGGTCGCACTTATGATATTGAAGCTCGTTTAAATGATTCTCGAGATCAGATGAAAGTTTTTGGTAAGGTAAAAAATGGCAATACCACCAGTGCTATGACTTGGAAAAAGTTTTAAAAAATTTAACTTTTCTCAGATGTATCTAAAAAGAAAACCCACCGCTGGGGTGGGTTGGGGGTTTTATTAGGCACAATAAAACCGCTGATTTAGCGGGGGAGAAGGATTCACTAACCATTAAACAATTTTAAGGTTTGTTCTCCTCAGTTGAACTAATTCCTGATCAGTATTATCGCTTAGGAATCCATTGGGTAATGCCGCTAATTTTTCAATATCAACTCTAGGTAATCCAAATCTAGAGATGACATCTGTTTTCTTAAATCCACCATGCTCAAGTAATAATTTTATAGATTTTTCAAATAAAATTGGTTTCTCGGGTGTCATGGAATCATCATAAGGCTCCCTTGTCCTCCATTTTCTGAAGCTCATGTTTTTTCTTAATCGTAAAGTCTGATCTTCATTAATGAGGTTTACATTAGAGCATTGTGAAATCATAGCTCCTACAGATATTCCCCATTTTTTCTTTTGAGCTAATAGTGTATCAAGTGTTATCACCCGAAATAAGGAGGATGCAGCTATTGGTGGCATGAGAAAACAGCCTGCAAAAAGATGGGCTTGATCCTCAATTTTTTTATGTTTTATTGAGTTGCAATCTTCAGCAGTTAGGTGTTTATGTAGGATAATATGTCCAAGTTCATGAGCTATATCAAAACGACTTCTTACACAACTAGCCTTATCTGATGCAGTCCAAATATAAGGTCTTCCATCAATCCACGCAGAAACACCATCCATGCTAGTGAAGCCTGATTCCTCGCAAACAATAATAATACCTGATGCTTCAAGAAGTTGAGTTATGTTGGGTATTGGGCTTACACCTAAACCTAAATGTTCACGAAGCTTTTGGGCGTATGCTTCAATTTCATCATTTGTAAGGTTTAACGCATTCTCTCTAGATGGTGATGGAATTAGATTTACTTCTGGTAAATCAACCCATTCAACAAGTTTATTAGCAAACTCCGCTGTCCACCTAAGCCTAATTCTTGCTATTTCTTGAGCAGTTTTGGTCGCTGCGGATTGTGATCTAAAATGATAGACAGACGAGGCAGTAAGAGATGGTTGAAAAAACCATTCCATTGGTAAACCTAGGGCACTCGAAATGGCATCAAGTGACTGTGCGTCAGGTTCAATATGCCCATTTTCCCATTTCGAAATGGAGGTTGTGGAATATCCAATAATTGAGGAGAGGGCTGTTTGCTTTATCCCCCTAGCTTCGCGAGCTTCAATTAATCTTAATGGATTGAATTTGACGTTCATTTTAACTACCAAATTTTTGCTGAACAATATTAGGGCTATCCAACTCTGATAACTGCTTTTTTAATTTAACAACAGGTTCAACAACTTTGTTCTTAGTTAAGGAGGCTGATGCTTCAATAACCTTATCTAATGGAATTGCAAAGTGAACCCTTTTTAGATCTGAACTTGGAATTAGCAATGTGGCATCAACGTGTTGATCAGATGAAACATATACACTCAAGATCATAAACATTGTGTTTAGGTTGTTTGGATAAGATCGTTTAAACAAATCACTATGACTTTCCTCGTGAATTAAGTTTAACGTCGATAACTCTCTAATGTAGTTTGTCTTTGCCCATGAAGCTGGCGTAGATGCTTTTTTTACAGCAATCATAAAGGAGTTCGAAGATATAATAGGATAATGAGCGCCTTGAGGGTTTGTTTCCCGTAATTCAAAATCAAATCCTGAGTGATCTGCTGCTGTTTTAACAGCTTGCTGTATACAAAAATGCTCCGCTTGACCAAGAAACGGTTTTTGTATTTCCTTGGTGGGGCAAAGGTCTACAGCAAACTTTGTAGCACCAGCAATACTCTCATCTAGACAGCTGACTAAATGAGCCAAATCGGATGATTTAAACTCTGTTGAGAGTGTCTCTATAATTTTCTCTTTGAGCAATTTTTCCATTAATGCTTAAATCCAACTTTAACTTAGTCGGAAAATAACATATAAATCTTTAACTAGGCAAGAGAAATTGGTTAATTAAGTAAACTGTTGGTGATTAATAAATCTTGAGATTGATATTTGAGTAAGAAAGAACCAATATCAATTTAAATGGACTAAAAGGTTCATTTACTTTAGTGCGCATGTATACCCCTAGATAATTTTCTAAGCATTTAAAAGTTCTACATCGGATCCATAGTTTGTTTTAATCACCCAAAAATCTGAATTCTCTTAAATTCCTTATTGGCTTCTATATTATTTCTATAAAATTTATCCCTATCAGGCGCATCAATAAATGCCGAAAATGTGCTTGATTCAAGAAGCCTGTATATGAATTTTTCACCAGTCTTAAGCTCAACTGTTAATAAGAGCCATTGATACAGTACACGGCTGATCTTGCGGGAATTTATTTCAATTGTTTGCATTCATAACACCACAGCACTCAAATCACGGGTGACTTAATTTTTTAAACATCCCGATACAACCTAAATAAACTCAAGTCGCGTCGGGTTCGCAGTTATTTAATCCAGCCAACAAAAATTGATTTAGGGGGTTTATAACTCAGAATACTTTTCTAAAAATTCATCTAACCATCCTTGTGCTGTCTCAATATTGGTTATATCGGTCAACTTTAGATTAGTGCCTTCTGCTTCGTTAAAGCCCTCAATAATTGCTTCAAAGATATTTGCTTCACCAATGACCTCACGTGCCATTTCCGCAGCATCATAGCTTTGCTTGGCTTTTTTAAGCGAAGCTATTTGTTTATCAATTCCTGCGCCAATTTTACCTAATGCNAATTTAAATTCTTGACGATTAATCGTTAGTGCAGTTTGGGATTTATTAAGTGTTGCAATCATTATGTTTTCCTTCTTNGAGGGTTTTCATCATATTCAACATCTTGGTTTACATCGAATTGAGGTTTTTTGTTCATGATGATCTCCTGTTTTATATTAGCGTCGAATGCGCTTCACAACCTGTTTCCACCAATACTGACCTAATATGGATACACCTTCTGATTCAATTCGACTAGGGGAATAATACTCATCAGGGAATTGATTTTTATCTGAATTCGCTGAGACAGCCTTAAATCCACCTTTACCCTCATCGTTCCAATTGAACAGGTATTTAATTTTCGTGTCATCTCCAACCTGAAAAGCATAAATTTCACCGTCATAAATAGTTCTGGCAGACATATCAATTGATATGGCTTGTCCATCCTTCAATTTAGGAAACATGCTTTCCCCACGAACGTGAATTACTTTAGTGGTAGATGGTTCGACATTACACTCTCTAATCAAGTCAACAGGAAATAACATTTTGTTATTACTTGGTTTTTCTAGATTTAAGTAGCCATTTCCTGCGCTAACAAACACATCATCATAATAATCAATAGCAACATACCCATCTGGAACAGGGTCTCCCTCTTGGTATATACCAACCTCCATCTTAGCTATGTGTGCATTGCTTTTTTCCGGAGTTATTACTCCATCCAAAATCCATTCAGGTGATGTTTTTAAGGCTCTTGCAAGAGAGGTAATACTCTTACCGCTCGGTGTATTCACACCCGAGATCCATTTAGAGATCGTGCCTTTACTAAGGCCGGTAGCCCCAATCAAATCAACTTGCTGAAGGTTAAGTTCCTTCATTCTCATCAAGATACGTTCAGAAACGCTGCTCATTGCATAAAAACCCATAACTGTTGTTTCCAATAGTAAACAAACTTATTGACCTAAAAAGAAACTTATGGTTTACTTAGGGAAACTTTTAGTTTATTAAGGTAAACAATATGACCGTAGATGACGTTAAGAATCATTACGAAGCAGAGAGTGATGCAGATCTAGCTCGAGTTTTAAAAAAAACTCGTGGAGCAATCAGTAAATGGCGCTCTTACGGAATTCCAGCATCAACTCAAGCAATCCTTCAGATCCAGAGTAAAGGCAAGTTAAAGGCAAATTTAGAAGCCTTAACCGCTTAAACCAAGTATCAAGTAATTGATAATTTTAATAAACGTGAACTTAATCAAAGGATTCACATGGATATATCAAAAGAGACCAAAACCGCTTTGCACAAAATGGTGCATCAATCCAATGGCATCACACCGAAAGAGATTGCCGATGTATTGGGCGTATCACACAAAACAGCTTTGAACTATGCCAATCCAAATATGGAACAGCATTTACCAAGTCTTAAGGCGTTTGAAGCAATGCTGACTTATACCCAAAACCCAGCGGTAATAAAAGCATGGGCGCACAAATTGAACTACGTTCTAGTGTCAGTGAGTGATACGGAAGGTAAAGAGCACCAGTTAAGCGTACTCGAATCTTTGCTTGGGATGAATGTTGGTGCAGGTCAAGCGAATAAGCAGGTTTTAGGTGCCTTGGAGGATGGTGTGGTAACACCTGCTGAAATGGATGAGACGGATCGCATCCTAGAAGAAATTGAACACAAAATTCAGTCTTTGCGTAAAGCTATGAAAGGTGAGTGTGCAAAGTATTTATCAGCTCTACAGCGAGAAAAAGCCTGATTTCTGAGATCAGGCTTTCCCAATTCATAAACTGGAGTAAATGAATATGAAATCAAATTTAGCACATGAACCACCAGAGTCGCAAGGCGACTTGGTTCATTTTCCAAGAAATGAGCGACAAAGTATGTCGAAAAAGGAAGAGCGCTACACAAGAACGCCTAATGCTTTAATTGATGACTTAATCATGTCTCAGTTGAATGATAAAGCCTTCAAATGTCTTATGTTCATAGTACGTCAAACATCTGGTTTTGATCGTGCATCTCACCCCATCGCTATTACTCAATTTCAAAAATACTGTGGCATTAAAAAACGCGACACAGTGATGTCTTGTATTCGTGATTTGGAAGAAGTTTGTTTAATCAAAGTTGAGCGAAAACTCGGTTGCTTAAATGAATATTTCTTCACTCCTGACCAGTACCGTGAAAAGGGACTAGTACCGTTAAAAGGTAGTACCGCTAAAGGTGATGGGACTAGTACAACGAAACAGGACGGGACTAGTACCGCCAAAGGGGACTACACCAGTACCGTTGAACGGGGCACTATTAAAGAAACATTTAAAGAAAACTTTAAAGAGGAAATCGCACAAGAAAATTCAGTCGATGCAGTTTTAAATCTCTGGACACCTGATCTCCATTCTTTGAATTCTTGGTTGCAACAATCAGGCGAAATGGCAATGACTCAGGAATGCGTCAATCAAATTTTACTTGAGGTGAATGCTCACTACGAACCACGTTTGAAAACAGGGTTGGTTACCTCAAACCAGATGTATTCAAATTTTGTGAAGTGGGTCAAACGCGGTTACAAACCAAAATCTCAAACAAAACCTAGTCTGAACGTCAACGATGCATGGAACAACATTCCTGAATTCCAAGGAGAGATTGCATCTGTTGAGATACCGGAGGATTTTGTATGAATACCATGGCTTTGCTCACAGATGGATTTCAGAAGGTTGAAGCATTTTGCGCTGAACACAACATGGCAAAGGTTCAAGCAGGTCCNAATCAGATTTGCCCGCAATGCGCCATAGATCTNGTGGAATCNCAAAACAANAACCGNCAGAAAGAAATCGANCAGATGGTNCGTGAAAAGCATTTTGCNGGTGCCATGCTCCCAGAACGTCATGCTGAATCAGGTTTTAAAAATTACATCGTTCAGCATGCAGGACAGAAAAACTCACTTAATCAATCAATCTCATACGCTAAAAACATCCTGATTGGCGCTAAAAACAACTTTGTCATGGTTGGTAAGACTGGCGTAGGGAAAACCCATTTGAGTTGCGCTACAGCTCGCACGTTACTCAACAAGGGCATGTACGTTCGCTATATCACAAGCGAAGAGATGGCCCAAAAAATCATGCGAGCTT